CTTCGTTACAATCCCGTAACAGAAAATCAGAAAAGGCTCTTTGGAGCCTTTTTCTTTGGCATAATTTTTCTAATAAATACTATATTAAATAGGATAAATTATGTCTTTTACATTGTCTGATGGTGGAATACAAATAACAAATACTACCTTTTTGGGTCCCACACCAGGAGCTCCTAGTATAACCGCAGTAACTCAAACTGGAAGAGGCGAAGTAAGAATAGATTACACTGCACCTGTGTATAAGGGTTCATCCGTTATTACACAATACATTGCAGTATCCTCACCTGATAATTTAATTGGAACTCTCTTTACATTTGCTTCAGGTAGTATTACTATTTCCGGGTTGACAGCAAGACAAACCTATCTCTTTGTTGTCTATGCAGTAAATTCATTTGGATCTGGAGCAACTAGCTTAAGTAATCCAATATTTATATATCCTCCGGAACCAGATGAACCTACTGGAATTAATGTGTCTCAACTTGGTTGGGGAGCTAATATATCTTATTCTGCCCCACTGAGAATTGGTCTGTCAGCTATTTCATCGTATACTGGAATTTCTACTCCGGGAAGTATTACAGGAACAATAAATCAATCAGGGTCAGGTTCTTTAATAGTTGGAAATAACACAACTAAATTAACGGTAGGTACATCTTATTCTTTTACTGCACATGCTACGAATTCATATGGTGATAGTCCTGAAAGTAATCCTAGCTCTAGTTTAGTTTTAACAAGACCTACTGCGGATGGTCCTACGATAGTATCACCTATTCAGACTGATTTAACGACTGCTTACGTAACAATAATTTCACCTACATTAACTGCGGTTCAAGCGAGTGTAGACAGTTATACTATCACATATAACGGCGGATCTACTGCATCAAGTGCAACAACTACAAGAACAGTCAATGCAGTTATATTAGCTTGTAGAACAGCTACTGCAACAGTTGAATCTGCTGGACCATATACATTAACAATTGGTGGAACAGCCCCCACACCAGCAACAGTAACTTATCCTCTAGCTTATCCTTTTACAGGAGCTATAGCTACTACTTTTAGCGGAAGTAATTATTTAATAGGACCAACTAAACTTAGATTAATTAATACTGGACCATTTAGTATTGAATGTTGGATTAAACCTGCAAATACAACTCCCGGGTTAGACCAATGTATAGTTCAAAATCGTGATTGGACTGGTGGTAATACTTCTGGATTTGCATTATACTTAACCACTACCGGTAAGATAAGATTAGATGCAAGTAACGGAACATATAATACATATCCAACAGTAATTACTAGCAATTCTTCGTTGCCGTCAACCACTTCATATGCATTGTCTTATACTAATAATAGTGGTCAAGTTATAAACGGGCCAACTAATTTAGCCGTACTTTCAATTGGACCATTCACTATTGAAGCTTGGATAAAACCTAATGCATTAACCGCAGACATGCTTGTTGTTGAAAATGCACACTGGAATGGTGGTAATGGCGGTGGCTTCAGAGTATATGTAACTGCCGCCGGTAAAATCAGATTGGATGTAGTTAATGGAACATGGAATACATATCCGACCGTTATAACTAGTACCTTATCAATACCAATAGGAGATTATACTCATGTTGCAATTGTTAGAAACAGTAGCAATGCTATACAAATATATCTTAATGGGACATTGGATTCAGCTACAGCCACCAATTCAAGCACTTTTAGTAATATGTCATATAGTTCTGGTACTGGGGGGCTGGGACAATTAAGAATAGGTGCAAGTCAAACTGATTCAACTTTCCCCTTCCCATTTAACGGATTTATTTCTAATTTAAGAATAGTTCCTGGAGTTGCAGTATATACTGGAACATTTGCAATTCCTAGTTATCCACTAAATGCTACGCAAAGTGCAGGAACAAACATAGCGGCTATTGGTCCTGCAATACCAAACAATGGTTATAGTGTACTTTTTAATCCTACTACATCCGCACTACAATATTTAACAGTTCCTTATAATTCTATTTTTGACATTCCATTAAACACACAATGGACATTAGAATGTTGGGTATTTACAAATAGTACAGGTACTTTTACTATAGCCAATAGAAATTGGACTTATGGTGGTAATGGACCAACGTGGGCATTCTCCTTAAATGGTGGAAATACACCAGTTTGGAATATTGCAGGAACAGGTTCTGCAACTTATGTCATGGCAGTATCTACATTAAGCGGTACATTAGGACAATGGAATCATTATGCATTTACACGTGACTCACTTAATGTTGTTAGAATTTTTGTTAATGGACAAGTAGGGGTTACTCGTACTGACGGTCAAGCAATGACCAACGCAGCCGGTGCAGTGTATATTGGTATTTCTAGTAACCTCGCTACCGCATCAATTGCTTCTGGGCATATATCAAATCTAAGAATTGTTAAAGGTCAAGCACTGTACACCGCAGCCTTTACACCATCAACTAGCCCGTTAACTACGACAAGTCAGGGCGCTACAGCATCTAATGTAATCTTATTAACATGTCAAAGTGCTACATTAATTGATAATGGTACAGGGAATGGGGGTGTGGGATTTACTATATCTGCTTTTGGAAGTTCTAGCTATGTAAATACTCCAATGATAACAAAACATTATAGTCCCTTTGGTACACAGGCAGTGCTTCTTGCAGGACAATCTAGTACAGCTACTGTTGACAATTCTGGATTTGCATTATCATTAACTGGTTCTGGACCCGCAGTTGTAACATTTCAAAGTATTTGGTATCATATTGCAGTATCACGTGACATATATGATGTTATTCGTATGTTTATTAATGGTGTTAGTGATAGTGCAACAATAACTTATCCGGCAAGTTTAAGTTTGCGAGGTACAAGTACTACTGGTAACCCGGGACCAACATTTAGAATAGGTGCAATTGTTATAGACGGTACTGCTTCTAGTTACTATACTGGACTACTATCTGATTTACGTATTATTCAAGGATATTATCGTTCATCTAATTTCTCATTACCTACAGCACTTTCAAGTACTAGTCAGACATTGAGTAATGTATATCCAATACTCTCTTTACCAAATAATACTCATACCTTCACTGGAGCTTCAAGAAACATATATGGTGACGGGCCTGCGGGTACTGCATCATCTCCGTTTATTGTTAATAACAGTCAAATAGCATGGGTTAATACAAGTACAGTAAATGCAATCAGCACAACATGGACAGTACCTGCAGGTGTTTATTCTATTAGTGCAGTTGTAATAGGAGGGGGCGGAGGAGGAGGATATAAATCGGGCGGAGGCGCTGGTGGTGGTGGAGGAGGAGGATTGACTTATGCTAATAACATCACTGTTAATCCAGGGGAAGTTTTAACAATACGTGTTGCATTTGCAGGTGCATTCGCTACTGCATCGCTATCTCCTGGATATGGTGGAAGCTCATCAATTACCAGAGCCTCTACAACTGTTTTAATTACTGCTAGTTCAGGGTATGCAGGCTCTCAAAATGCTAATACCGCTGGTGCTCAGGGCGTTGGAGGGAACGGAACAATAGTAAACGGTTCTGGATTAAATGTTGAAGGTGAAACTGTAACCGGGTATAGTGGTAAAGCAGGTAACGGAGGAAGCGGCACTACAAATGGTCAAGGTGGTAGTGCGGCTACGTATACAGCACAACCGACTACTACTCTTGTAGGTATAAGTGAACTAGGTAGTGCAGTATCCGGAGTAAACGGTGTAGGTGGTAGTAGCGGTTCTAATGGTGGTCCGGGTGTCGTGCGAATTGTATGGCCAGGAGAATTTAGAAAATATCCAGATACAAACGTTAGTACAAATCTTTAAGTGTTTACACTATGTAAGAACAATGATTTTCTCTATGTTATTTTTGATTTTTCCGTGTATAATAATGATACATACTATGACAGTATGTCAAACTTAACCAGGAGAAAACTATGTGGACAAAACCAACAGCATCTGATATGCGTTTCGGTTTCGAAATCACAATGTATATTGCTAACCGTTGATATATATTGAAATCAAAAATAGGGCACTAGTTGCCCTTTTTTCTTTACTGATTATTAATAATCATATATACTATTCACATGAGTACTGAACAAGACAAATTCAACCATTCTAAGCGTTTACTCAAGGATGAAAACGCAATTAAGAAACAATCTAAGATTGCTAAATCAGCACATCTCCCGGGTACAATACCCAGCCCAGACATAACAGAACCGCATCGTTTACACAAACGACATGCAATGGACTGTGGTAATCCAGAATGTTTCTTATGCGGTAATCCTAGAAAAACACATAAAGATAAGTTAACTGCTCAGGAAAAACGATTGTTCCAAGACACAGAACTGGAACGGGATAGACACAGCAATGGTCTACCTAAAAGTGAGGAATAAGACAGTAATTTTTCTGTCATTATTTTTACACTAAATATATGTTGCTCACACAGAGCAACACACAACTTTATAAAGGAAATGTAAATGAAGAAGTTTTTAGTATTGGCTGTTCTATTGGCCGCAGGAGTCGCACAAGCAGGTGGCAATTATGCCAGCATCACATATGATGAGAAAGACAAGCAAAACGCAACACAAATGAACTATGTTTATGGTTTGAATGTTGGTCAAAAATTTGACAACGGTGTTACTGCTGAACTACGCATGGAAGATGAACGTGTTGAAAGCACTTCACAAAAGCAAGAAAGCCTTGCACAAGCTAAAGTTAGCTACGATATTGCTACTGGTACAGCATTCACACCATACGTTGCTGGTGCTCTTGGTCATAAGAATAAGTCAACAATTGACTTCCACTTCTGGTTAGCAGAAGTTGGTGTTAAAGCTAAGATGGGTGATTTTGGAGTTCGTTATGGCTTCCGTCGCCGTACAGCGGTTGACAACAACACAACCAATGCTTATGATACAAATGAGCAAACAGTTGCATTGTCTTACAACCTAACTAAGCAAGACGCTATCAGCGTTGCATACAAACAAGAACGCCGTAATGACTCAGTATCATCTGAGTACAATACTAAAGGTATCTACTACACACGTAGTTTCTAAATCGACCGCAAAGATTGAGCGGACACTGGAACTCGTACCCAGTACTAAGACCCGAAAGGGTCTTTTTTATTGACTAAAATACCTTAATCTGTTATAATATCATTATGAAAATAGAAAAGGCAACTGATTGGCAAGAAGTGCATACACAATTACGCAAGCAAATGCTTAGTATTGGGTATAACCCTGATTTGCAAAAAATGTTAAACAACATTACAAATATGGTCAGTGAATTAAGTAACTTAGAAGTCACAGCAAGACGTACCCGTGTAGAACACTATGTAAAAGAAAAGGTCGATGAGATTAATAAATCTATCGACCATTTAGAAAAGCTATTATTGATAGCACAGTTAATGCGTTAATGTTTCTTCACATCAACTAACAAATCAAAACCAACTTCTCTGATATCCATATCAAAGCCATGTTCTTTAGCAATATGTTCAAAGACTTTTCTACTGAACCCAGTACGATGACGCATAAAATCAACACGATTTTTATGTATACTATGACGATGACCATAGATGATATCAATAGGACTAATAGGTCCGCCTGCACTCTCATATACTATATCAAGCAAATCACCTGACGCAACCTTTTCACCTATACTTTGTAAATTAGGTGTTAGTATTCTAACATAACCATTGGGCTTGCATACACGTAACAATTCACTGATAACACTTGGTAGTCTAAAATAGTCAATGTGTTCAATCATATGTGAGGTGTAAGCACAATTGACATAGTTGTTTGGTATATGACTGATATCTGTAATGTCAGCTAGTATATCTGGGTTAAACTTGTTATCAATATCTAACGATATCTCACGCATACCTTCAAAGACCTCAGTATATAATAACTCACTAATAGCCATACCACCAAAACCAACGTTTAATACAGTGTTGTCTATTGTAGGTTGTAATATTTCAGGTCTATCATATCTATCCCACCATTCACGCCAATTCATTTGGTCATCTTCTTCTGTATCGTATTGCATGTGTAATGCTAAACTTGGAATAGGTACAAATAGATAATAACCACGTGTTCTAAACAATTGATTAATAGTGTTATCTTCCATTTTGCTATCAACAGGATGCTTACCCATTGCTTCAAACACATCCCAATTATCTTTGATGACTTGATGATGTACCATAAAGCAACTAGCAGTCATTGGTAATGTACGCCAATGACGTCCTTGTCTACGAATGATATGACTTTGTACTGCTGTGTTTTCAGGTATATACTTGTATGGATCATCATATGGATAGATACAAGTAAAGTTACCCAATGCATGACTAGTAAACATCATAGTTTGAATCATGTCATAAATTGCTGTAGTATCGTATAAATAATCATCTTGTGCAAAGTATACAATCTCTTTCCCATAATCACGTCCATGCTCGTAGCAACGTAATATACTTGGCATTATCCCGTAAGTATCAAGTGCAATGAATTGTGTTTTGAATGTAGCAATGTTTAGATTGTTTTTAATCTCATTTACTGTTGACTTATCGCTATGGTCATCGAATACAACCAATTCAAATTCACTATCTAAGTATAATTCCTTAGCATAGTTCATTGTCTCAACTAGACTACGTGTGCAACGTCTTGTGACTTCACTTTTTGGTGCTTTCACAAAACGTTCATTTTGGTTCATTCCTAAATAATGTTGGCTGTCACCCTTGCTATGTGTTTGTAACACAACCAATACATTAATTCCCATTTAAATAAACCAAGTTATAATGCTATATCGTGTGCCTTTAGTCACAGGCATGATTTCATGTGGGTACATGAAATTACTAGGGAACATTAGCACACTGCCTTTTTTAAGAAATACTTTTTTATCTCTATTCCAAAAAGCAAACTCACCGCCCTCGTAGTCATCATTTAATGCAAATGAACAACTAACCGATCTAGGTTGTTTTAAAAAACTATCGGTATGTTGTGTATAAAATTGTCCTTCATTATAGCGTAACAATTCATACCCGCTATCCTGTTCAATTCTGGCTTCTGGAAAGACTTCGTTATATTTTTGAATTGCCAGTGCGGCACCTTTGAATAATTCCTCGTCTAATTTTTTTCTTATATCTTCATTTTGTTGAATTACGGCATTAGTGCTTATACCAATAGAATCAGTATTTCGTATATTTCTATCAACTATACCTCCACCAATTAATGTTGGATTCCAAAATTTACAGTTAGAATATTCTGCTAATATTGTATCACATAATTCATCTGATAATACATTTTCAAAAACTTGTATATAATCTTCTAAGTTGCGTTTATATTGAATTTTAGGTGTTTCTATTGTTTTTGGTTCAGCTACTGTTGGCGCTATATCTTGCACTGGTGGTGGATTTTTTTCTATTGCCAATCTTCTTGGATCTTGATCCATACTATCAAAAAATGCATATTTTCTATCACCGCGACTTTTTACATAATGCAAGAATACTTGAACATACTCTGACCCCTGAAACTGTTCACGCCAATGTTCGGCCTCGCATCCTAAATACAACATGGCATCTCCTGATTTTAGATTTAATGAGACCTCTTCGCCGTTTGGTTTTTTAATATAGATAGGCCAATCAGCATCACCTGCTAACTGAACAGTTAAACTAATTTCACAAGCATCACGGTCTTTGTGTGGTGTTAGTACACTATTCTCTTTATATACTCTAGCATAACTATAAGTAGGCAAAACTGGTTCTCCTAAGAATTTTCTAACTTCAGGAGTTTTTTCACATAACAATTCTAAAAAGTCTATATAATTATATACTGAATGTGAATTTTCTGCTTGCCCATCACCCGGAACTTGTTCTTCTATACAATAATTTATAAATCTATTATATAGATAATTTGCATGATCCTGTGATATAAAATTGGGGATGTATAGATAGTTGTTATCAATTAATTGCTGATTCATTATTGTTCCAATAAATTATCATCTGGTCTGTCGTTAACCAATAATTGTTTCTTCAATTCGTTAACATCATTTGTAGCCGCCGCAAGCAATACTCTATGACTTGCTTCATTGGCTTTAACCATTTCGTTTCTAAAACTTTCAACGGCAGCACCAGTTGAACGTTGTTGTCCAGAATTTTCAATCAGTAGCATTGGTATCAACGAAACTGTGCAGTTCCATTCATCTACTCTTTTACCTGTGTTTATGTCGTAGCCTTCTACTTTCACAAACCAAGCACAGTCTAATCCAATACATTCTTTTTTGAATATTGGGCAAAGATTTTTTCTTTTTAATTCCATAGTATGTCTCACTTATGTTAGTGATATATTTACTGCGTAAAAAGAAACCCAAATAATTTTAAGTAATATTAGCTGGTATTGTAATAGTTGGGCTAGTGGTAATTATTGAACCAGTAACGCTACCAGTTCTTATTTCTATGGTGAACGTTTCATTTCCTTCAGTTAACGAATCTGTTAAAGGTGTAATCGAGAATGAACCTGATCCAGATGATAACGTACCGGAAGACACAGTAAATTCACCTGAAGTTCCTCTGCTAACAAAATTAACCACATTTGATGCACTTAGTGTAGGAGGAGTAGTACCTGCAGTAGTTATAGTCCACGGAACACCACCGTTTCCGGTTGAATTATCAGTTGTTACTGTTGGACCCTGACAAGCTAATAATAAGGTTCCGGTTATATTAGTTAATTGATAAATTGATGGTGTGAACAAAGTAGTATACACAGCAACACCCTTTACCATACGAAAGTTAGTAATATATCCATTCCAATAATTTGCATCCTGTGCTTTACCTATTTGGAATTGTGCAATCCCGTAATCAACTGTGTCTGCTACTGAACTAGTACTATTACCATTTATGTACATTGTAATAATTCCACTACTTTTTACTACTGCAACATGTGTCCATGTTGTTAAAGGTATAGTTCCAGTAAGAATACTGGTCCCATTGATAAGCCATCGCATAGTTGCCTGATTCAAATATAAGTTTGGATTAGTAGATCCGGTAGCACTGGTTCTTGTGTCAAATATGTGAGTTTGTGCGGCAGTTATTGTGTTTGTATAACACCAGCATTCAACTGTGAAATCTCCGGACCCTAATGCTAACGCTCCCGCGTTTGCAATACTTAGATAACCACTTCCCGTAAAAGACACACTATTATTATATGCTATTAAAGGTGAAAAATCATTTTCTGAAGTAGTACTATGATTTATTTTCCAATATAATTTAGTGCCTATTGGAACATTAGTAGTATTGAGTGTATAAGTTGTTACAGTTCCTTCATTAATAGAAGTTATAGGACTACTAAAAGTATATGTTGGACTCAAGGATATGTCTGTTACTGTAATTGTTGGGGAATCAATATACGCTCCAGTTGATAGTAACGGTGTAGTTAATGATGGTAAATTAGCAGAGAAATCAGTAGTATATACTGCAACACTATTAAGAATACGTAAATTAGATATAGAACCGGCAAAGAAAGAACCTGCTACGTTATCACTTAATTTAGCACCAACTCTTAATCCCACCGGTGATGGAGTAGAACTTGTTCCAAAAGCAGATAAAGTTCTGGAATACGTTGCAGTACCGCACATAACACCGTTAATAAACATTCTTACAAAATCAGTTGAATCTCTAGTAACTGCTACGTGACTCCAGTAATTTAACCCAACATTTACGGTACTAGGAAGAATTACATCAACTACATTCCATTGATAAAAACCAATCAATTTTACTAAACCGGTATTATCTAATACAAATTTAAATCCAAAATTATTTCCACCGCTCCAACCTGCATTTTCAACTATACAATTTTCTGTATTAAATTTAGTAGGATAAATCCACGCTTCAATAGTAAATGGTCCTGTAGTAATAAAAGGAAGCCCGGTTGGACCTGCAAGGTATTGACTAGTTCCATTGAAACCCAGTGAATAACCACTACCATTTGTACTTACAGTAACTCCATTGGTATTAGTAAATGGATTTCCATATGCATCATAGGTTGGTGTTGCTGTTGTACCCATTAATAAATTATATGAATTAGTGTTTACAGTACCTACTCTAACAGAAAAGGTTTCATTTCCTTCAGTTAGTAAATCTAATGTAGGAGATGGAATTGAGAATGTACCTGATCCAGATGACAATGTACCAGATGATATATTAAACGATCCTGAAGTTGCTTTGGGCGTGCCAACAAAGGGAATAGTTGTAGAACTCAATATAGGTGCTGTGCCTACAGTGTTTATAGTCCAAGGTGAACCGTAATTACCATTTGAATTCTCGGATGTTATTGTTGGTCCCTGACAGGCTAATAATATAGTTCTAGGTATATTATTTAATTGATATATTGGTACCGTAAAATTTGATCCGGCGGTATTATAAACAGCAACACCTTTAACAACACGTAAATTAGTAATATATCCATTCCAATAGTTTGAATCCCATGCTTTACCAATTTGTACGGTAGCATCAGTAGCGTATGTTAAGATGTCACCAGTATAACCTTGATACACACCATTAATATATAAGTATACGTTATAATTATTTTTTACCAATGCAATATGTTGCCAAGTATTTGCAACAATATTACCACCTGATATCTTTGTAGCACTGTTTACTCTCCAAGTAATAACATTATTAATTAAGTATAATACTGGTTGACTGTTGTTACCGGCTCTCCAATCAATAATAATATTTTGTGCAGTTGTTACGTTATTTGGGTAAATCCAAGCTTCAATAGTCCAATCACCTGTGCCTAATGCCAAGTTACTACTACTAGCAATAGATAAGCCACCAGCACCCCCAAAACCTACACTGTTATTATATGTCAATGGATCTAGAAAATCATTAACTGAAGTAGTAATATGATTAATATTCCAGAATAAAGGAGCTCCGATAGGATAATTAACAGAATTAACAGTATAGGTTGCCGCGACACCTTCGTTTATAGAAATAGTTGGGCTAGCAAAAGCCAATGAAGAGGTTAGTGAAGTGTCTACTATTGTAATAGTTGGGACGGTTGCAACAACAGTTCCAGTATTACTACCAATTCTAACATTTAGTGTAAAAGTTTCATTCCCTTCAGTTAATGAATCACTAATAGCGTTTATTGTAAATGAGCCTGACCCAGAAGCCAATGTACCGTTATTTATAACAAACGAACTAGCTGATGTAGTGAACGATGGACTGACTGTAGTTACTACTGTTGGAGTAGTACCTGTAGTTGAGATATTCCAAGAATAACTGCTATTGTCACTGTTTACTGTTGGTCCCTTACATGTTAATAATATAGTTTGTGCGATGTTAGTCAATGGACCAATTGGTGTAAAATTATTTGAATACAATCCAGTGCCTTTAACTACACGAAGATTGCTAATGTAACCAGTAAGATATCCATTTAATCCCCAACCAATTCGTGTAGCAGTATTAGATAAGGTTAACGAACCGTTTCTTGTACCTTGTGAAAAACCATTTACGAATAGAGTAAATATATCTCCTGATCTAGAAAGTGCTACATGATACCATGTGTTAGATGATATTTGAGTTGTGCCTGATATGTAAAAAACGCCGACAGTTCCAAAGTTTACTCTACCACCAGAAAAAATTATATCAAAACCGGCAGTATTGTCAGGACTACGTGTATCATATATTGCTTGAGACACGCTGGAGTCCTTAGTATATACCCAACATTCAATAGTAAAATCATTGGTTCCTAAGCCAAACGTAGCATTATTTGGTGGAGTTAAATAACCGTTTCCTGGAAAGTAAACACTAGATGCAACTATCGAACTAAAATCAGCAGTTGATGTAGAAATAGATTCAATGGTATAATATAGTAAGGTACCGATCGGAACATCAGTTGTATTGAGTGTATAAGTTGTTACAGTTCCTTCATTAATAGAAGTTGCCGGAACACTAAACGCATATGTTGGATTAAATGAAGTATCAACTACTGTAATTGTTGGGGAAACTAAAACAACAGTACCAGTTATACTACCGATTCTTATTTCTAACTTAAACGTTTCATCCCCTTCAGTTAACGAATCAGCAAGAGCAGTAATTGTAAATGTGCCAGAGCTTGATGATGCCGTACCGGATGAATTTAAGAATGAACCTGAAACAGCAGTAAAATCAGCAGAAGAAGTGGGTGTAGTAACTGTAGGTGCTATAGTCCAATATAATGTAGTTCCAATTGGAACATCGGTCATATTAACTGTATAACTTATAGAAGCACCTTCATTAATAGAAGTAGTGGTTGGAACTGCAAATGCATAAGTTGGATTAAATGAAGTATCTGTTATTGATATAATATTGCTAGTAGCAACAATAGGACCAGTTGTACTAGTAGTTCTAACAGATATTGTAAAAAATTCAAATCCTTCAGTGAGACTATCAGCATACGGTACTACTGAGAATGAACCGCTAGATAATGCTAGTGTTCCTGAGGTAGAAAAACTATCGGAATACCCCAATGATATAGTAGTTTTAGTTGGTGTTCCAAAAACAGTTATAGTATTATTTAAACCTGAGGAGTCAAATGTATTAGTAATACAAGTCAATAGAATTGTATTTGGTACAATTGATAATGAAGTTGGTGTTGAAGATATTGTAAAAGGATTAGTGTATATTCCTGTATCCTTAACTAAACGAACATAAGAAATAACTCCATTAAAGAATCCATTTGCACCGTTACCAATTCTTATAGTACTATTAGTAAAGTTTGGTGTTGCAGGTACAGTACCTTGTGACGCACCGTTTAACCAAAATTGAAACGAAGATACTGATGATATTACGGATCTAGTAATTGCTACATGATACCAAGTATTAATAGTTAAGGGTGTACCGTAAGTAATATAGTTAACGCCAGCAGTACCAAAACATAAGACATTGGTAGCATTTATATAAATATCAAATCCATAATCTCTTGCATCAGTGGGTGAACGTAAATCAAACATTGCTTGAGAAACGCTTAATTTTGTAGCATAAAACCAAAATTCAATTGTAAAATCACTTGTTCCCAAAGCAAACAATGTATTACTTGTGCTTATATAATCAGTAGTACCATTAAAAGCAATTCCAGAAGATGCAAAATCTACATTGCTTGATGTAAGGTTGTTAAGAGTCCAGTAATAAGTTCCGGGATTAACTCCAGTAGTTTGAAAGTTTATAGTACTAGCAACACCTTCAGGCAACGTAGTTAGTAATAACGGGAATGTATACGTTGGTGATTTTGAAGAATCAACTAATACAACAGGTGAAACTGATGCTACAGTATTATTACCGTCTGTTACATTTATTGTAAATGCTTTATCTCCGCTAGTAATCCCGTCTGCTATAGTTGTAATTGAAAAAGTTCCTGATCCTGCTGTAAGAGTAATAGACCCAGTGGTTGCACCACTGAAATTACCAGGCACTGTAGTAATATTAGTAATACCCCAATATAAGGTTGTTAATGTAGTATTAACTGAATTAACTGTATATGTTGTTATACTACCTTCATTTATGTAAGTAGCTGGATTTACAAAATAATATTTAGATTGTACGTCAATAATTGATATAGTATTACTAGTAGCAACTACACCAATAGCAGTACTAAGTGAAACGGTGAACGTTTCGGTTAATTCTGCAATCGTATCTAATGCCGCAGTGGTAATAGTAAATGTTTGTAAATATTGTTGATTCAAACTAGTATTATCAATGATAGTAGTACCATTCAATGTAATTGTTCCGGATACTATGCTTCCGGTAAAATCAGCGGCTGATGTAGTTGTATTATTAATTATCCAATTTATTGTACCTGTACTAGTAGTGCTTATAAATTGTAATGTAGCTGCCTGACCTTCTAAGATTGATATTGGCGGAGTGATAAAGGTATATGCATCTGCTGGATAGTTTTGGTAAACCGTAATAGAAACGCCATAAGTAACAGGTGTCACACCGACACCACTTCCCGTTAATTTGAATGTACCGGCAAAATCATATATATCAATTGTATGTGTCGTCCAAGCCAATGATGCAAAAGTGTTATTACGAGTTGCTGATATAGTAAAGCTACCTGTATTATTGTTTATAGTTACATATCCCTGTACAGCAGAAAAACATGCATCATTACCTATATAATGAGCTATCTTCCATACTAATTGTGTACCGTTTGGTATGTTAGTGGTAGTGATATTATAACGTACAGTTTGTCCTTGATTAAAACTAGTAGTAGGTGTTGCAAATACTACAGTAGAATTATTAACAGTTACTAACGAACTTGTTTGAAGTGTTTGTGCCGCGCTATTTGTTATTATAACTCCAAAAGTCCAATTTGAAACTGCATACGCTTTGTAAATATCACGCACTGAGTTTGGAGTAACATAAAATGTACCGGTGTTATTATAAATGTATACAGTACCGGTACTATTAACATAGGTTCCTTGATAGTTAGCACCTCCACTAACCTGCCATGTTAACCCAGTACCATTTGGTACATTGGTTGTAGTAATTGTAAAAGTACCAGCAGTGTTTACACTTAGTGTTGTGGGCACAACTGTAAAGGTAACTGTAGGGGGAATATCAGTTATGTTTACTGATGTACTAGTAGCTAATGTTAAGCCAGACGAAGTAATTAATGAAACTGTAAATGTTTCAGTACCTTCTATTAATAAATCTATTATTGGGTTGATAGTAAATGTACCTGTATTACTCGTAACTACAACTGAACCAGTTGCAGAAGAAAAATCAGCATTGCTAGAAGTTGTGTTATTAACCGTATACGTTAATATTTCACCATTCTTTAATCTAGTAGAAGTGAATGTAAATGTTCCTGTATTACCTTCAGTAATTGATGTGGGTGTAACAGTAAATGTAGCAGTAGGGGCTGTCTCGGTTATAGTTACTTGTTGACTTGCGGCCATTATAGTACCGTTAACTGAATCACTTCTTAGTTGAACTATAAATGTACCACCGTTATCCCAAACATTGTTATTTGTAATAGTAATTGCTTGTACAAATGTTGCACCAGTCGTAACAAAAGAACCTGAAAGAGTAGTAGAACTTACTGCTCCGGTCATTCCTGTATTTACAATAGTCCAATATAGTGTTGTTGACACTGGTATTGTAGTTGTAGGAGTATTCCATGTAATTGAAACTGAACCGCCCTTGGCAACTGTTGTAGCAGTTTGTGAATTTAATGTTGCTCCATAAGCACCGTTTTTAATAGCAATCATTAAATCTACATATCTTACACCTAAATTAACTGTACCTGACACAGAAGTTACAGGTCCGTTGACAGTACCCGTATGACTATGAACCCCGGGATTGGGTTGATATACAGTGGTTGTTACTGTTTGTGGAATACCGGTGGGACCAAATAATTGATTGGTTGAACAAGTAAATTCGTCACCCACGACAATTGTTGTATATACACTTCCTGGTTGAGGCCAAGTAGCACTATTATCATTTGGCAACGAACCACCTGACAGTGTAGACAATTGTACGGGTGTTGCATTTCCTATACCGGCTATTTTATACCTATTACCCGGAATCATATTTGGTGCAGTAATTGTTGATGTTGGCCAAGCATCACTCCATCCTGCTGTAGTTGTTGGTGGGGTTCCAGTAGCATAATAATACGGCGCCTGTGTTGCTGTCGGATTATTTGGATAATATCCGGTGACAAGCTTGCTTAAGCGACCTCTAAGTGTTTGAGTCCCGGGATGTGTATGAGTAGGTATATCTTGAGCATCTGCACTAGTAGCCCCACCGTAAAGTGATCCGCTCGCTGTTAAAGTAATATTGGTTGTAGGATGAATAGCTGTAAAGTTTGCTGTCCCGCCGGTAATTGGTGAGGGGGTACCGCTGGTAATTACTATTGCATGGTCATATGTAGTAGCATCTCTAGTCCAACCAGTAGGTGCAGCCGCCATATTAAAAAATTTCCGTGTACCGTTATTAAATGCCGGCATACATTATCCTGTTCTTGTGCATAAAATTACATCTATATATGTGAGAGAAAAGCCAAAGTTATAACTATAACCACCGGGCATAGGTAAACCATTAGTACTGGCAAGTGTTGGATGACTATGCGTACCGCCTCCGCCGACAGCACCGGAGATGGTACTAGAATACCCAGTAAGAGTAGAATAAGCCGGGCTTGATGCTGGATTTTTACTAAACCCATACCCTCCTTGATCGTTCATAAAAATGTTAGTTGTAGTTGGACTTGGATTTGGTGCAGAACCATGAGAATGGTTTGTTAAAGATCCTGCAACCGCATTTGTACCAACACTTGTTATATTATAATTCACTCCGAACGAAACATTTGTTGCATTCACTGTAGAAAAAGGGTTAGTTCCTCCGGTCCCCACAGTACCTGAAGTTACACGTAGTGCGTAATCGTCATATGTTATATTTTTAGTCCATCTAACCGGCGCGGTTGGTTGTCTGAATAGTGTAATTGCGCCAGTAGGGATTGAAGTAGCCATGTGTTAACTTCTCTTTGCTATTATTGAGTATATGTATTTAACGTTTAGGGCTACTGATGATGAGGAAGTAGCGTTAAACCCACCTGAAAACGAATGGCTATGCCCATCGCCAAGAGTAGTGTTAGTTGGACTGTATAAAGGAGCTTGATAAGGGGTCATTGCTAAAGATACAAAAGAAATTGGATTTAACGGAGAAGCAAGCACACTAATAGTGCTGATTCCAAATGGAGCCCAAGCTGGTGAACTCGTTGCACTATAATTAGTACCAGCGTTAAAACTTGCTGAATAATACGCAGAATGTATATGTGCTGGTATTTCTGCTACACTACTTTGATGAAGATCAAGACTGAAGGGCCATGAAGCGACTCCTGGTTGCGGTGTATAAGTTACCGGAGTATATTGTGAACTAAAAGGATTACTTCCTCCTGTACCTAAAGTACCACTGCTAGCAGAGGTAAGTCTTAGACCTACATCATTATCAGTCGTAACTTTTATCCATCCCACCGGTGCTGTTGCTTGTGGAAATACCATTGTTGTACCTTTATACTCAGGTTCATCGTCATACCCCTTGACTCCGATACCAGCATATCCTTTTGATCCTGTAATTCCGCTTATAAATGGCATTTAATACTCACTAATCTTAATTATATGTTGCATATGTTCCTGTAACATGTGTAACTGATCCGCTTACTACAAATATACTGAAAGAAAAATAATCTACAGCACTTGCAGTACCAGCTGGTACAACACCACCATACCATTTTATTGTTTGAGTAACAGTATTAACACTAACTCCACTTGGTATATATGGTGTAACACCCTGCAACACTACAATTGTAGCAGTAATAACTCTACTTAGTCCTGCTCCCACTGCTGGAACATTTGTAAACGCCGCAGTGAAGTTACCAGTAACCGATGCATGATAGAATATTGTTCCTGTACTTAAATTATACGTACCTACAGCAGGGGATGTAAGAACCTCAGCAACACCTTGTAATGTAGAAATACCATTAACAGTTAACGTAGTGCCTACATTTGCAAAACCAGTAGTAGTTATATTACCTGAAGTTATATTGCCAGTAGTAGATAATGGGACAGTAATATCAGCACTACCATTAAATGATACACCGTTGATAAGTCTTGGTGTAGTTAATGTAGCCGCAGAGCCGTCAATGCTTGTAATACCGGTTAATACTTGTGCAGCCGATGCTCTATTAGTTGTTAATGCAGTAGTACCAACATAGAATGTAGCAGTTGGTACACTGGACCAACTTAACCCACCTGCCCCGTCAGTTGATAATACTTGACCAGTGGTACCACCAGTAATATGTAAATTTGCTACAGCACCCAATGATACATTTGCAGTTGTAGTAAAGTTTACAACCCCGGTTACGTTACTTACTGTTAATCCAGTTAATGAACCAAGACTTGTGATACTTGACTGTGTACTCGTTGTGATTACACCTGATATATTTCCACCTGCAATATTACCATTAGTATCACGTACTACAACTGTATTAGCTAAACTAGTTACTGATGTATTGTAACCATCTAATAAATCAGCATTTAAGTTAGCAACTAATGTATTTGATAAAACTGTAAACGGTGTTGTACCTTGACTCGCGGTAAAATTAACAGAAGAAGAATTTAATGCACCGGCAAAATAAACGTTACCAGCTTTGTCAACTTTAAATTTACTTACACCACCTACCTGTAAATCTATCAATAAACTAGACGAACTACTTGCAGTGTCAGTTATGTTTGTGGATATGCCAGTAAAAATAGTTGTACCGCTATTCCATGTTTGTGTTACATTAAGTGCAGGATTACTAGTAGTTAATGTGCCAGACGCAATACTAACAGTATTTGTAAATACATTTCCAGTAATTGTTGCTCCAGTTGATCCTACACTAAGAACGGTTACCCCATTGACTACAGAATAGACATTGCTATTATTAACTATACCAACATAACTTGTACCATTAGCAAATGAACCGGTAAATGAATTAGCAATTATGTTACCGCCCTTATCAACATTGAATTTACTAATTCCACCAACTTGTAAATCTAGTAATTTACTAGTTGATAAACTAGCAGTATCAGTTATATTTGCATATATACCGGTAAAATTAGCACTCGAATTATTCCATGTTTGTGATATTTGAATTGGTGCATTAGCAGTAATAATACCGGTGGCAATGTTTGCATTATTTGCAGAAATATTTCCAGTAACCGTGATACCAGCATTAGAAATATTAGCAATAATTGCATTATTAACTACTGCTTGAATATTTGCATTTGTTGCAATATTGATATTACTATTGCCACCTGCATGAGGACCAACTAAATTTGCACCAATCACGTTACCCGATGCATAAAGTATTGTGGCAGAAAGATTACCATTTGCTACATCTAATTTAATATTTGCATTAGAAGCCAATGCATAATTTGCAGAAGTATTACCATTAACAAATACCGGATAGAAAGTGCCAGTTGTTTGTGTATTTACAACACCAAAATCACTTACGTTAGCATAAGCAACGTTTAAGTTAGTTACTCTTGTTGTACTTGTTATAACTAATGGAGCCGTGCCTGTTGCTATATTACTTGTTAATGTACTTGCTGTAATATTACCGGTTGTTGATATATAGCCGGCAACATTAACACCGGTACCAGTTACAACTACAACATTGGCATTACCTATTGCTGATATATTGACGTTGCCATTAGCAGATGGGATGTTTACATTACTATTCCCATTTGCGTGAACGCCAAATAAATTACCACCTGTAATATTACCGGTTGTTGATATATAGCCGGCAACATTAACACCGGTACCAGTTACAACTACAACATTGGCATTACCTATTGCTGATATATTGACGTTGCCATTAGCAGATGGAATATTTACAT